TATCTGCAATGACATTTGCAAATGGTGAAAAGTTGAATACAGGTTTGATGCCAAAAACACAAGTTCTTTTTGAACCGCGTGTTGGATTCAACTATAACTTAAAGGGTGAAAGTAAGACACAATTAAGAGGTGGTACTGGTGTATTCACAGGTCGACCTCCTTATGTATTCTTATCTAACCAAATTGGTAACAATGGTGTGTTGACAGGATTTATTGATGTGAGTGGAGCAGCTGCAGCACAATATGGTTTTACTGCTGACCCTAACAAATACTTTATCCCATCAACTCCAACTTTACCATCTACGTTTGATTTAGCATTAACAGATGAAAACTACAAATTTCCACAAGTTTGGAAAACGAATTTGGCAATAGACCAAAAGTTACCATTCTTCGGATTGATAGCAAGTGCTGAATATCTTTACAACAAAACACTTAACGCAGTTCATTACTACGAAGCTAACTTAAAGGCTCCTGTTGGAACTTTGGGTGGTGTAGATAATAGACCTCGTTTCGGTGGTAGTGATGCAACTGTAAGAGTAAATAACAATGTGAGTAGAGCAGCAGTTCTTACAAATAGAGATGGTGCATTCCACGAATCATTGACATTGAAATTAGAAAAGCCAGTCCAAAAAGGATTTTGGGGTTCAATTGCATGGACAACTGCTAACTCAAAAGACTATATGAGTGCAGGTTCAATCGCTAGTGGTAGTTGGCAATCAGCATTATCAGTTAATGGTAATAATGATTTAGGATTATCATTCGCAGATGCATTTGTTAAGAATAGATTCGTAGGTTTATTGGGTTATAGAATTGAATATGGTGGAAACTATGGTGGAGCAACTACATTTACATTAGGTTATGTAGGACAAGAATCCAATCCATTATCTTACATCGTAGCGGGTGACTTGAATGGTGATAGAGTAAACAACAACGATTTAATCTTCGTTCCAAATAAGGGTTCAGATATTCGTTTCGCACCATTGACAGTTGGTACAAGAGTTTATACTGAAGCTGAACAACAAGCTGCGTTTGATAAGTTCATCGGCCAAGATGAATATCTATCAACTCGTAGAGGTCAATACGCTGAAAGAAATGGTGGTTTATTACCTTACTTACATAGATTCGATTTATCAGTAGCACAGGATATATTTGTTAAGATTGGTGGAAAGAGAAATTCATTCCAAATCAGAGCAGATATCTTAAACTTTGGTAACTTAGTTGATAACCAATTCGGTGTTTCTCAAAGAGCAACTGCTCCTCAATTGTTGAACTTTGTAAGCAGAGATGCAGTAACAAATGTTCCATCATATAGATTAGCAACTCAAAGATTAACCGATGGTTCTACTATCTTAGCTAGAGATACCCATCAGTACAACTCATCAGTATTTGATGTGTGGAGTGCACAATTAGGTATTCGATATACATTTGGTAGATAATATCATCTTAAACTAAACATTAATGGGAGAAAAATTCTCCCATTTTTGTTTGGTAATTTGAAAAATATTTCGTATCTTTGTAAAATAATAAATAAAAAAATAAGTTATGGCAAAAATTATTAAGTTTGACACTGAAGTAAGAAGTGGATTAAAAGAAGGTGTGGACAAGTTAGCAAATGCCGTTAAGGTTACGTTAGGTCCAAAAGGTAGAAATGTAATTCTACAAAAACAATTTGGTGTACCTCATATTACAAAAGATGGTGTATCAGTTGCGAAAGAGATTGAGTTGGAAGACCCAATTGAAAACATCGGAGCACAATTAGTAAAAGAAGTTGCATCTAAAACAGCAGACCAAGCAGGAGATGGTACAACAACCGCTACTGTTTTGGCACAAGAAATTTTTACATTGGGAATTAAGAATGTAGCAGCTGGTGCTAACCCAATGGATTTAAAAAGAGGTATTGATGATGCAGTAAAAATAGTAACTACTGAATTAGCAAAGTTATCAAAACCAATCAAAACATCAAAAGAGATTGAACAAGTAGCAACAATCTCAGCAAATAACGATTCATCTATTGGGGCAATGATTGCATCAGCAATGGAGAAAGTTGGTAAGGATGGTATTATTACTGTCGAAGAAGCAAAGGGTACTGAAACGGAAGTAAAGACCGTAGAGGGTATGCAATTGGATAGAGGTTATTTATCCCCTTATTTCGTAACTAATCAAGAATCTATGGAGGCAGAATTAGATACTCCGTATATTCTTTTATATGATAAAAAGATATCTTCAATGAAAGATATTTTACCGGTCTTAGAACAAACTGCACAAACCGGAAAACCACTATTAATTATCGCAGAAGATATCGATGGTGAAGCACTTGCAACCTTAGTAGTTAATAAACTAAGAGGAACTATTAAAGTAGCAGCAATTAAAGCACCGGGATTTGGTGATAGAAGAAAAGAAATTTTAGAAGAGATTGCTGTATTGACAAATGGAAGAGTTATTAGTCAAGAAGTTGGTTTAACATTGGATAAGGTAACCTTAGATGATTTAGGTACAACTGAAAAAATTACAATCGATAAGGATACTACAACATTTATCAATGGTGGTGGTAATGCCGAAACTATTAAGACACGAATTGATTTAATTAAATCTCAAATCGAAAAAACTACATCTGATTATGATAAGGAAAAACTACAAGAAAGATTATCCAAATTATCAGGCGGTGTAGCAATCCTTTACATCGGAGCAACTACGGAAGTAGAAATGAAAGAAAAGAAGGATAGGGTAGATGATGCGTTACACGCAACGAGAGCAGCAGTAGCAGAGGGTATTGTCCCTGGTGGTGGTGTTGCATTAATTAGAGCACAAAGTGCATTAGAAAAAATTAAAGTTGAGGTATCGAATGATTATCATACTGGTATCTTAATAGTTAGAAAAGCAATCGAAGCACCTTTAAGAACTATTGTTCAGAATGGTGGTGGTTCTGCTGAAGTGATTATTAATAAAGTATGTGAAATTGGTGGTAATTTTGGATATAATGCTAGAACTGAAGAATATGTAGATATGCTTGAAGCGGGTATCATTGACCCAACTAAAGTGACTCGTTTAGCATTAGAAAACGCAGCATCAATCGCATCGTTACTATTAACAACTGAATGTATAGTTGCTAATAAAAAGGAAGAAAAAGAATCTCAAATACCACAAGGTGGATTTGGAATGTAATTTATAAAAAGTTTAAAATAAATAATATGGCGTTTTTCGAAGAAACAATAAAAGAAGAATCTAATAATACATTATGGGTGGAGAAATATCGTCCAAAAAAGTTAGATGAATATGTTGGTAATGAACATTTAAAAACAAAAGTTCAAAGTTATATTGATAATTCCGATATCCCACATCTTTTACTCTTTGGTAGAGCAGGGACTGGTAAAACTACCCTTGCTAAATTAATTGTGAATACTATTAATTGTGACCATATTATTATAAATGCATCGGATGAAAGGGGTATTGATATTATTCGTAATAAAGTAAAATCATTTGCATCTACCATCGGTTTTAAAGATTTAAAAATCATCATTTTAGATGAGTTTGATTATATGACACCTGATGCACAAGCAATGTTAAGAAACTTAATGGAAACGTTCAGTAAACATTGTAGATTTATCCTAACATGTAATTACGTTCAAAAAGTAATCGAACCAATTCAAAGTAGATGTCAAACTTTTCAAATTGTTCCACCTACTAAAAAAGATGTGGCAATTCAGATTAGTAAAATACTTTCTGCAGAGAATGTAACTTTCGAACCTAAAGAGTTAGTTCCAATCATTGATGCTTCATATCCAGATATTCGTAAGATTATCAATACTTGTCAACTAAATTCATCTAAGGGTGTATTGAAAGTTGATATCGGTGCTATTTTAGATTCGGATGTAAAAATCAAAGTTGTAGAAATTCTTAAATCAAAAGATGATAAAAGAAATAGATACATTAATCTAAGACAAGCAGTTGCAGATTCTAGAGTACAAGATTTCTCCGAATTATATTCTTATCTATATGAAAAGGTAGATGATTATGCACAAGGTAATACATCTGCAGTTATATTAGAATTAGCACAAGGACAACATAAAGATGCATTGGTAGTTGATAAAGAAATCTGTTTTATGGCAACTTTAATTGGTATCAACGCAATCCTATAATGAGTAAAATAATAAATCTATTTGGTGGGCCGGGAATAGGTAAATCCTCAATTGCCTCCGGTCTTACCTATAAACTTAAAAAAAAACACATAACTTGTGATAATCCATATGAGTTTCCAAAACAACTAGCATGGGATGAAAACCATTCTGCAATTAAAGACCAGTTATATGTGTTGGCAAATCAACATAGGGGGATTGTTAAAAGTTTTGGTAAGGTAGATTATATAATATTGGATTCCCCAATTCTACTATCCTTAGTTTATCGTTCGGTATATAAAGGATTAGAGTACCCAGCAACCCTATATGGAGAGTCTTTTGATAGAATGGTATTGGATATCCATAATCAGTATGACTCCCTAAATATAGTGTTAAATCGAACGGAAGGTGGGTATAATGAAAAGGAACGATATCAATCATTAGAAGAATCTAAGATATTAGATGCTGAGATTGAAAATTCACTAATAAAATACAACATTTCATACGATATTGTAGATGTGGGTGATAAGACGGTTGAAGATATATTAAAATTATTGAATATATAGTAAATAAATTTGGTAATATGGAATATTATTCGTATATTTGAGTATAAACAAAAAGATATGATAACATTCGACCCTAACAATCCACTAACCGATGATGATTTAACTAAATTATCAGAGGAAGATTTCATCTCTTATTTAGACCAATTATCATTATATAAACGTAAGGATAAAAAGGTAGTAAGCCAATGGAAAAAGAAAGGACATGAAATCCTTAAAAAAACTGGTGTAAAAAATGTAAAAACAAATAGAACCCAATGGTTCGATTAATTAAAATAAACATATGTCAAACGAACAATTAGCAAAACCATTAGGAGATAGAGTCCTAATCGAAGTAGAAACAAAAGAAAAGACCGTTGGTGGTATTATCATACCTGATAGTGTCAAAGATACTGAAAACCAAATTGGAGTAGTAGTTTCAGTTGGAAATGGTATTTATACCCAAAGTGGAACTAGAATCCCAATGGAAGTGGAAGTTGGTGATAAAGTGATGTTACCTGCAGGCGGAATGAGTTTGCGTAAGATTAACTTAGGTGATAAAGAATACTATCTATGTAGAGAGATGGATTTAGAAATGATTATAAAATAAAAACTATGGCAAATATATTAGGTCAACAACCACCAAAACAAAAAGTAGATATATCCAATTCAGTTCCAATGTTATGTCCTCATTGTGGATATGATGTATTCATTAGTGGTACAAAATTTAGAAAATTATCTAAATTAGCATTCGGTGGTGAACAAGATATGATTATCCCATTTGAAGTTTTAGTTTGTGGTGAGTGTGGAGAAGTAAATAACGAAATGTCTGCATTGGAATTACAAGCATTAGAACACAAAGATAAACTAAGTAAAGAACAAAATGGCTAAAAGCTTATTTGACCATATTAAAGCAATAACATCCGAACAAGACCCAAAGTATTGGGATAAATTAGATGAGTCTGATAGAAAAACATTTTCCAACTTTATGGTTCATCGATTTTTATCTATGAATCCAGATTGGATACAATTTCTTTCAGAATTACAACCTTATACTGAAAAATTAGAACCAAAACAATTGTATTTAGCATTGATTGGAATTCTCCCAAAGGGAAAATATTACCTAAGATATGTTAAGGGTAAGAAAGATGATGTATATGAGGGTTGGTTGGTAGACCTTATTGTAAAGGATTACCAATGTTCTATTAGACAAGGAGAAGAGTATTTAGAAATTTTATATTCTACAAAAGAAGGTAGAGAACATATAAAATACATTTGTGAAAAATATGGAGTAGAATCCAAAGAAATAACCAAATTAAAACTTAAAATTTAATTTGGTTTTTTCATATATTTTTCGTATATTTGTTATATAAAAAGATAATTAATGGCAAGAGTAAGTTATAGTCAGTACGGAATGTGGACTAGTTGTCCACAACAATTCAAACTAAGTTATATTGATAAGTTAGGAGAATCTTCAGCAAATATACATACAATTTTTGGTTCTGCAATGCACGAAACAATCCAACACTTTTTAAGTGTAATGTATGGTGTAACTAAGAAACAGGCATTAGAGTTAGACCTCGAACTTATGTTAAAAGATAAGTTAGTAGAACATTTTACGGCTGAAAAGGCTAAGATG